AATAGTGGTGGAACTGCAAGAAATGTTTACCAATCAACATCTGCTCCACAGAGTTCAGATGGTGCGGTTGGTGATTTATGGGTACTTTACTCCTAATATAGGGGTTTAGTATCTCAATAAATAACAATAATTAATGGAATAAAGTAAATGGCATCAGGTTCACAAAAAGTAAAAACACCAACAGGTTGGAATTCAACCCAAGGTGCATGGGTAAAGACAGGTTCTTCCACATGGAAAGCAGTCGACCAAATTTATGTTAAAACACCTACAGGGTGGAATGATGCATCAGGTCAAGAATTAACTCAAATACCTTATCCGTATATTGCAAATGCACAAGAACCAAACATAAGGTCAGCACAACAACCTTATCCATATATTGCAAGTGGACAAGAACCAAACATAAGGGATGCACAACAACCATACCCTTACATTGCAAATAATCAGCAACCAAACATAAGGGATGCACAACAACCTTATCCTTATATAGCGAACGCAAGACAACCTTCTACATATCAACATAGAAGTCCATTTACTTACAGAAACCCAAGTAATGCAAGACAACCTAGTACGTATCAACATAGAAGTCCATTTACGTATCAAAGAACTGGTCAAACACCTTTCACATATCAATATAGAAGTCCATTTACGTATGCTAGACAAGGTCAAACACCATTTACGTATAACTATAGGTCACCTAGTACGTATGCAAGACAGGGTCAAACACCTTTCACATACCAGTATAGAAGTCCTTTTACATATGCAAGACAGGGTCAAACACCATTTACGTATAACTATAGGTCTCCGTTCACTTACAGGAACCCTGTATCTGCACAAGAACCTAATATTAGGTCAGCACAGCAACCAAACATAAGGGCAGGACAACAACCTACTATTAAGAATGCACAACAACCTAATATAAGAGCAGGACAAGAACCAAATATTAGGAATGCAAGACAACCAAATAACGCACAGAATCCATTTACGTTCCAAAACCCGTTTACATTCAATGCAAGACAACCAAACAATGCAAGACAACCAAACAATGCAAGACAACCGAATAATGCAAGACAACCAAACAGTGCAAGAAGTCCGAGTATTGCTCAACAACCAGGCGCATATATCGCGTACTTCCAACAATCGTATTTCTTCACTTTCCAGAGTCCAAGTAGTTACCCTGGCGGAGAGGAACCTTAAGGAGTAAATTATGCCAATTGGATTTAGAGTTATACCATATCACGCAAGCGGAAGGACTTCTATTAATGTACAGACGCCGTTCACTTTTCAAGCACCTTTTACGTTTCAGAACCCATTTACGTTTCAGGCACCTTTTACGTTTCAGAACCCGTTCATTGCACAAGCAAGACAACCGAATAATGCAAGACAGCCTTTTACGTTTCAGAACCCATTTACGTACAATCATAGAAGTCCTTATACGTACCAACATAGAAGTCCTTTTACGTACAATCATAGAAGTCCTTTTACGTACCAACATAGAAGTCCTTTTACGTATCAACATAGGTCACCATTTACGTACAGGAACCCTGTATCTGCAAGAGAACCAAACATAAGGTCAGCACAACAACCTTATCCGTATATTGCATCTGCACAAGAACCTAATATAAGGTCGGCACAACAACCTTATCCGTATATTGCTAACAATCAACAACCTACGATTAAGAATGCACAACAACCTTATCCGTATATTGCTAACAATCAACAACCTAATATAAGGAATGCTCAACAACCTTATCCGTATATTGCAAATGCACAAGAACCTAATATAAGGAATGCTCAACAACCTTATCCGTATATTGCTAATGCACAAGAACCTAATATTAGAAACAATCAAGCACCATTTACATACCAAAACCCTGTAAATGGACAAGAACCTAATATTAGAAACGCTCAGACTCCGTTTACGTATCAAAGAACTGGTCAAACACCATTTACTTACCAGTATAGAAGTCCTTCTACTTATGCAAGACAGGGTCAGACTCCGTTTACGTATCAACATAGAAGTCCTTTTACGTATGCTAGACAAGGTCAAACACCATTTACATATAGTCATAGAAGTCCGTTTACGTATGCTAGACAAGGTCAAACACCTGAAGCAAGATGGGATGGAGTGGTATCACAACAGTGGCCTGCAACACCTATTAGTGGATAGTACTAAAGTAAAAGAAAGAAGAGGGACTATGTCCCTTTTTTTTCGTCCTAAATATATGCATGGAACATATTGAATCATTAGAAGACCTAAAACAGGTAGTAAAACCAAATCAAAACTATAGGGAAAAATCTTTCCATATTGGTAATTTCGATTTAAAAAGAGAAAAGACTGAAAAGGAAGAAGAGACTTTAAGTATGTTAGAGTATCTTTTTAATGAAATATGTCCACCATTAAAATATTTCACTTGGGGTGATTTTTTAGAACAAAGAAAGAAAGACAAATTTACGGGTTTCAATGGTTTACAGAACCAATCTTCTACCTACCACTACTTCTTACCACATGGTTATACTGCAGAGGTAAGACCCGAAAAGGTGACAAGAGGTCATGCTGGTATGGATATGAAGAATTTAGAAGGCTATATTGATATTAGAGACATTGCAAATTGGGAAGTTATTGAAGGTGGAAAGGATAAAGACCATCCACATGCATATGAAAGTCTTTCCTCAATGTATTACCATAGTGCAAAAGCACATTGGATTATACAAGACATCCAAAAGAATGGACTAATACATCCTATTCAAGGTATAACAAAGGAAAGTGGAGACAAGTTTGGATTTGCAATTCATCCAGGCTCTGTTCGTTCAGGATGTTTTGAAGAGATGGAAGACCCATCTATGGAAGTAATGATATGGGACAAACATGATGTCATTACTGGTATTGAACCAATGACATTAAATGATGCACTTGAGTTTTGGAAAAATAGATTAGAAGAACAGGATGCAGATGTATACAACGTATCCTTTATGTTCAATGAAGGTCATTTAGAGTTCCAACACGACCTATCTAATTTAAATTTCAGACCAAAGGTACATGAGTTCAATAAGAAGGTACATGAACTTTCCAAAGGTAAACCCATCAATATTTACATTGGATATGATAGTAGACACACTACATTACCTGAAATTAATAAACATTCTATACTCACCAGTATTAAAAGGGGTCTAGGTAATGGTTGGTTTCATGACCAAGTCAGATGGGAACCTGAGATTAAGTTTCTTGACAAATCTAAAATTCCCGAGTATAATAGAGAGTATGCAAATCAATCTACTGAGTTTACATATAGTAGATTTCTAATTCCTTACCTAGAAAACTATGAAGGGTTTAGTATATTCTTAGATGATGATTTCATCTTTGAGAAAAGTATACTACCAATGTTCTATTATCTAAATCCTGATGATGCAGTTGCATGTGTAAAGTATCCACATTACGAACATGATACAACTAAATTTGATGGAGAAGTCAACATAGATTATCCATGTAAGTTGTGGTCAAGTCTAATGGTGTTTAATAATGGACATGAAGATTGCAAGAAACTAACACCCGAAGTTGTTAACACTTGGACTGGAAAACAGTTACATCAGTTTGAGTGGACAGATAAGATTAGTGAGATACCTCAAAAATATGTCTTTGTAGAGGGTTATGATGACCCCAAAGAGAAGTGGGATTTTACTGCAATTCACTATACAAGAGGTGGCCCATGGGTAGAAGGTATGGATTTTAGTGGTATAAATAATTTGGAACACTATAATAAGTGGTTAAACAAACATAAGAACGAGGTAATTAATAATGAATAGTTTAGTATATACAGAAGAGAGTAAGTTAATAGTTGAAAAACCTAATGGGTTAAAGTATGAATTTGATAATGTTGATGCTCCTGATTTAGGATTTGAGTATGACATGATTGTCTATGATGACATAGAAGTTAAAGTTTTAAAGTGGGATGATAATAAGGGTGACTTCAATTCACAAGATAAGATACCATTAACAAACGAAGAGAAGGATGCAATTGAAACTTACATTGCAAACTCTGAACCACCTATTGGATGGAACCTGAACAATCAATATCTACGACAAATAAATGAAATTTGTCATCAATATGTTGATGATTGTTCTGAAAAGTATGGTTTTCAAAATCATATAGAGTGTACATATGTAGGAAGAGAGGGGTCAGCACATCCTTACAGAAGTAATGCAAAACGTGTACTAGAATATGCAGATGCAGTATGGTGTATCTATGTACAGATTGCAGATGAAATTCAATCTACAAGAGAAGATTTATTAAAATCTATAGATGAATACCTTCAAGTTTTACCCGAAGCACAACAAGCTCCCGATTCTAGACAACAGTAAAAAGGTTTTCAGTGAAGATACATTATGTAACTGAACCATTCAAGTTATCAGAAATACCTTTAAAGGATGTTTATGTCTTTGATGATTTCTTATCTTCAGAAATGCATCGTGCAATAGATTCACATATATCTCGTTCAAGTATATGGTCTAAGACAAATCAAGTTAGAGGAGATAGTCCTACTGGGTTAGCACATCATAGTTTTTGGGGTGCAACATATTTTCGTGGAGTAGAAGGTGGAAGTAAGAAAGTAGTTGATAATGATATGAATCCAAGGGATAGTTATCTTGCACAATGGTTTAATAGAAAGATACAAACCGACTTTGGATTTCAGTGGGTCAGATTTCAATACATGGGACTGAATTCACAAACACAAGGTCTTCAAGGAACAACACATGCAGATTGTTCACCTGAAGATGAGTGGAATCTTTCATTTCTTTACTATACCAATAAATTTTGGAATAAGGAATGGGGTGGTTCATTGAGATTTTACGATGAAATGCAACAAGGAATTGATGGTAGAGATGAACATATTAAAAATCATCAAATTGGTGAAGTAGAGTTTAAACCCAACAGACTGTTAATGTTTGACGGAAGAATTCCACATGGTGCAGATGCACCTTCTCCTAAAGCAAGATATATGGATAGAAAATCCATTGTTCTTAGAGGAGACGAAATAAGATTAATAAAAGATACAAGTGAGTGGTTTCATGCCAACGATAGAATTTACAACATTTAATACAAAAACACTAGAGGACTTTAGGCCTGTTCTTGCTAAGAAACTTACACCTGAGTGGTGGAAAAAAACTAAAGTTAATGTTGATGTACGAGGACATAAAGTGCAAACTATACGTTCTTGTCCTGCTATGGATGATTGGTTAAAGAGTGGTTGGTTGTTAACTGCAAATAGAGACATACATGTAGATTTAGAGACTGGTTCTGATAGTACTTTTAAGACAAGAGCTCATAATGGGTATGGTTCTCCATCTCATCCTAATGTGCAGACTGCAAATGCATTTGAATACTTAGGAGATTCAGGCCCTGTTAAGGATGCATTCAAAATGAAGAATCCATGGAACATAATAACTCCAAAGGGGTATTCATGTTTTTACTTAGACCCATTCTTATTTCAAAATGAATACTTTGCAACATGGCAAGGTATAATAGATACTGATAACTTTAATAAAAATATTGATAATGCACAAATCATATTCTACCCTAAAGTAACTCACTCATTTACTATAACAAAGGGTACTCCTCTTTGTCAAGTAATACCATTCAAAAGGGAGACTTGGAATGCATCTTACATTGTACAGGACTCACAAACCTTTACAGAGAATAGGTCTATAGTTACCTCTCATCATGATAACGAGTTTCCTACTATGGACGAGATGGGTAGACATAAGGGTCTATCGGAAGAGGAAAGAAAGATAACTGGTAAGATGGGTGCATATAGAAAACAAGGATACTGGCAAGAGAAAGGTAAAAACTTTAAACAAGATAATCCACCACCTGAATGTCCTATGCATGTAGTCAGTGAAGACACACCTGAAATTCAATTGGAACTTCCAATAGGAGACAATAATGGCAGTTAGATTACTATTTCCTACCTTTATATTTGAAGTAGATTTACTTAATGATGATTTACATCCTAATGATGGACTCACTAAAGAGTACCTAAATCTATTAAAAGATACTATGGATGGAATGAGACAAAGAGACCCCGAAGGACGAAGAATATCTAATGCATATACTGGGTGGCAATCTAACGATGGTTGTGAAACAAATCCAATATTTGCACAACTACATAAAAAGATATCACGAGTCTTTCAGAGAGAGGTTATTCCATTTCATGGTTTGGACTCATCAAATGCAGTCATGCAAATGGGTAATATGTGGGCAAACATAAACGATTTTAGTGCATGGAACAAACCACATTTACATAATGGGTGTTGGTATAGTGGTGCATTCTATATCCATGCAGATGGAGACGAAGGTTCTTTAGATATTATAGATAAAGACTGTAAGGTCGTATCAGACTTTCCACATTCAACTAGAACACCTACATCTTATAGTATTCAACCTACATCAGGAAAGTTAGTGTTGTTCCCTAGTGGTACTATGCATATGGTAGAACCTAACATGACAAACAAAGAACGTTATTCAGTTGCATTTAATATTGAAATGAGATATCAGACTAATGAAGGTAGATTTCCAATAAATGAAGATACTTACAATGGGGATGAATTTAAATTTGAAATAGACCCTAATGGAGACCCCATACTGAAGTAGATATCCTAAATAGATATATGGATATCATAGTAAACCCAGCAATTCTTTGGAACGTCATCATAACTGTAATAGTTTTGCCGATTGGATTCCTTGTTCGTTCAATCTTAACAGAACAGAATAGACTAAACATTCTTGTCAATAGAACTAGAGAAGAGATAGCTAGAGACTATGTTACTAGAGACCAAATAGAAAAAGACTTCGAAAGAATCATGGATACTATAACACGTATTGATGAGAAACTAGACAGACTTCAAACAAAGACATACTTCCAAGACTAAAAACGTATAAATAGTATTACAAAAGGAATACTATTATGGCACAACCGAATTCAAAAGACACATTTAAGCAATACATTAAGAGGGCTCTTGGAGCTCCAGTCTTGGAAATCAATGTTGATGATGACCAAATGGACGATAGAGTCGATGAAGCACTTCAATATTTTCGTGAATACCACTATGATGGTAGTGTAAAAACTTATCTAAAACATCAACTTACTGAAGAAGAACTTACTGCATGGAAAACAAACGAAACCCATAATGCCGCAACAACTGGAACTCAGAATATTGCAAACCAAACTTATGGAGAAGGTCAGAACTATATCACACTTCCCGAACATGTCCTTTCAGTTATAAACCTATTCCCATTCTCAAGTGGTGTCAAATCTAATATGTTTGATTTACAATATCAACTTAGACTAAATGACCTTTGGGATTTAACATCTACAAGTATCTTATACTACTCACAAGTGCAGTCTCATCTTACAATGATGAACAACATGTTGGTGGGTCAGATACCAATACGTTTCAATATGCATAGTAATAGACTATACATAGATTACAATGCAGATAAACTAACAGCAGGTGAGTTCATTATCATCGAATGTTACAGAAAGTTAGACCCAACAGATATGACTGATATCTATAACGATATGTGGTTGAAGAAATATGCAACTGCAAAAGTTAAATATCAATGGGGTGAGAACCTTTCTAAATTCCAAGGTATTCAGTTGCCTGGCGGAGTTACACTTGATGCACAACAAATAAAACAAGAAGCACAAGAAGAGATTCAAAGACTAGAAGAAGAATCAAGATTGAACTTTGAAATGCCTGTCATGGATATGATTGGTTAATACGGACATAAATTATGCCTACAAATGTATTTTTTAACCATGCAGTAAACACTGAACAACACCTCTATGAGGACTTAGTTGTTGAATCGTTAAGAATGTATGGACATGAAACATTCTACCTACCGAGAGAAATTGTAGAGGAAGATACAATTCTTGGAGAAGATGTGCAATCATCTTTCGGTGATGCATATTCTGTAGAGATGTACTTAGAAAATACGGAAGCATTTGAAGGAGAGGGAGACCTCATGTCTAAGTTTGGTGTCCAAGTAAGAGACCAAGCAACCTTTGTTCTTTCTTTAAGAACATGGGAAAGATTTATATCACTAGACTCTAACCTTGCAACATCACTAAGACCTAATGAAGGAGACCTAATCTACTTCCCTCTTAGTGGTTCAATGTTTGAAATTAAATTCGTAGAACATGAGAATCCATTCTATCAAGTTGGAAAACTATTCGTGTTCAAAATGCAGTGTGAACTCTTTGAATACAGTGGAGAAGATTTCGATACTGGAATGGCTGCAGACTTCATAGAAAACGAACAAGCATACACAATCGAGATGACTATGGCAAGTGGTGGAAGTGGAAGTTATACAGTTGGTGAAGTAATCAATTACAACTCTGCATCTGCTGGAGAGGTCATTGGTTGGGTAGAATCAACACGAACACTTACTATTAAAGATAACACTAGAACACTTGCAATCGGTGATACCTTAGTCGGTGTGTCATCAACTGCATCATATGTCATCGAAACAATTGTAGATGTCTTGACATTTGCAAACGATGGTAATGCACAAAACAAAGACTTTGAAGATAAAGCAGATGGATACTTAGACTTCTCAGAAACCAATCCTTTCGGTGAGGTTTCATAATGTTTGGAACATATTTTTATAATGAAACGATTAAGAGAGCAGTCTCTATCTTTGGAACATGTTTTAATAACATTACAGTTAAGAAAGTAAAAGCAGACGGAACTGTTCTAACCGAACAAAAGGTTCCAATATCATACGGCCCAAAACAGAAATTCCTAGAAAGACTAGCAGAAGATGCTGACCTAAACGATGGTATGAGAAGTGCAATCAGTCTACCAAGACTTGCATTTGAATTAAATGGTTTTAATTACGACCCACAAAGACAACAAAATAAACTAATTAGAAATACAAGAACAACAGTTGAAGCAGATGATATCGGAAAGAGAGGGTATCAATATCAACCAGCACCTTATGACTTGAACTTTACACTAAGTGTTCTTGCAAAGAACATGAATGATGCATTACAAATCGTAGAACAGATATTACCATATTTCCAACCCGAGTATACAGTCACTATGAAAATGATTGATACTATGACTGATTACAGAGATGTACCGATAGTATTGAATTCAGTTGCAATGAATGATACTTATGAGGGTGGATTTGAAGAAAGACGTGTAATAGAATATACACTAGAGTTCACAATGAAGTTATACATGTTCGGCCCTGTTTATACTGGTGAAGTTATCAGAAATGTTATTGAAAGAGATTACATTGGTGATGGTAATGATGCATTTACAAGTACAGAAATAGATGCAGCTGGTCTAGTCAAAGAGGTCAAACACTATGAACCTGCGTTCTCAGCAGTTTCAAATGCAGTTTCAGGTTCCACAACAGTGACCTTTCCTACTGCAATAAATAGTTCTATAAGTGCAAATGATGAGGTATTCGGAACAAACCTATCAACTAATCCGACTGTCTCAAGTATTGCAGAAGATAAACAATCAATAGTAGTGTCTAGTGCAGTTACTATAGATGCAAACACTACACTTAAATTTGTAGGTTCTGTAGATGCAAACGATACATTTGTAATTGCAGAAACTGTAAGTTTTTATGATGACGGAGCTGGTTCTACATTTACTGAAGACAAGGTCACCGATGCGAGTTAACTATGAAAGACAATATAGACGATAAGTTAAACGACTTATTAGATATCGATACAGAAATCAAAACAGTAAGTTCCAATGTAGTAAAGGTCACTCCTCGTTCAGAGAGTATTGAGAGTGACTATAAGTATGCACGTGAGAACCTCTACAACCTCGTAGAGAGGGGTCAGGATGCAATTGAAGGAATACTCGAACTATCTAAAGAAACCGAACACCCGAGGGCATACGAGGTCGCAGGACAGCTTATAAAGACTGTCGGTGAGACTGCAGAGAAACTACTTGATGTGCAGAAAAAGATTAAAGATTTAGAAAAAGATGACGAAAGGAAAATAGGTACACAACACAATCACCTATATGTGGGGTCTACTTCAGAACTACAAAAGTTCCTAAAGAAAGAGAAACAAAAAGAATAGAGTATGGTTGCAAAAATTAATGATGGTTATCTTGGTAATAATCTTGTAAAACGTGCTGGTGTAGAAACCAAGTATACGGATGAGGAATTACAAGAGTACATAAAATGTTCTAATAACCCTGTTCATTTTATAGAATCATATTGTTCCATTATATCATTAGATGAAGGTCTTGTCAAATTTAAACTTCGTGGATATCAACAAAATCTAATAGAACACTATGATGATAATCGTTTCAATGTAGTTCTTGCATCACGTCAGAGTGGTAAGTCAATCACATCATGTGCATATCTATTATGGTATCTACTATTCAATCCCGAGGTTACTGTAGCAGTTCTTGCTAACAAAGGTGTAATTGCAAGGGAAATGATATCCCGTATTGTTACCATGTTAGAGAGTGTTCCATTCTTCTTACAACCAGGCGTCAAGATTCTAAACAAAGGTAATATCGAGTTTGGAAATGATAGTAAAGTAGTCGCAGCTGCAACATCTTCGAGTTCTATTCGTGGATTGTCTATAAACCTCTTGTATCTTGATGAGTTTGCGTTCGTAGAAAATGCAGAAGAGTTCTATACATCTACCTATCCCGTTGTTACCTCGGGT